TAGCGGCTGCAAACTCAAATGTAGCCACTAAGCATATTCAAGACGGCGGTTTATACTTAACATTAAAAACGGCAGAAGCTTGCTCACTTAGAATATCTGATGTATTAGAATATTCAAATTCTAAAAATCAATTTATACAATCCCTAGGAAGATTTAACGTTGGTACACTCACTGAGGTTTCACAATTACATTTACATGATTTTGGAATATTCTTAGAAATCGAACCAGACGAAGAAGAAAGAACTAGATTAGAAAACAACATACAAATGGCACTGCAACAGCAAGCAATAAATCTTGAAGATGCTATAGATATTAGAGAAGTTAGAAACACTAAGCTAGCTAATCAAGTTCTTAAGGTTCGCAAGATGAAGAAATTATCGCTTGATCAAGCATTAAAAGAAAGAAACATTCAAATGCAAGCACAAGCGAATCAAGAATCTTCTAGAGCTGCAGCAGAAGCAGAGATGCAAAAAGAGCAAGCACTAGCATCCACAAAAGTTCAAGTAGAAGAAGCAAAAGCTCAATTTGAAATAATGAAGATGGAAAGGCAAGCAGAAATTAAGATGCAGTTAATGCAAAAAGAATACGAATTAAATATGCAACTTAAAGATGCTGAAAGTCGAGTGATTAATGATAAGGAGAAGTACAAGGAAGATCGCAAGGACGAAAGAACAAAAATACAAGCGTCTCAGCAATCTGAGTTAATAGAGCAAAGAAAAAACAATACCCCACCAAAACAATTTGAATCCGCTGGATTTGACAATTTGGGTGGATTTGGCCTTGAGCAATTTGAGCCAAGGTAATACATAAACAATTATTTATATAGTATTTTATTATGGAAGAAAACTTAGAAGAACAAGTTGTTGACAATCAAGAGACAACAAACGAAGTTCAAGAAGAACAACCGAAAAGAGCGCAAATATTAGAAGATGGTACTTACAGAGTAGATCTATCTATGACAAGCGTAGAGCCGACTGAGGCAGTACAATCAGAACCAGAAGTTGAAGTAGTTCAAGAGCGACCAGAAGAGCAGGATGTTCCTGTAGTTGAGGAAGTTATTGACGAACCTGAAACCGAAGTTCAAGTAGAGCAAACAATCGAAGGGCCTCAACACCAAGAGGTTATTGAAACACCTAGTCAATCACAATTGAGTATACCAGAAGGAATCCAAAAGTTAATTGACTTTATGGACGAGACTGGTGGAACTATAGAAGATTATGCTAGGTTAAATGCTGATTACAGTGGAGTAGACGATAAAGCTTTACTAGCAGAGTACTACAAGTCGACTAAGCCTCACTTAACCCGTGACGAAATTGATTTTATTATTGAAGATAAATTTCAATACGATGAAGACATGGATGATGAGAGGGATATAAGAAGAAAGCAACTCGCGTACAAAGAAGAAATCGCACACGCTAAAAGCCACTTAGAGGGCATGAAGTCTAAGTATTACCAGGAACTTAAGTTAGGTTCTAAGTTAACTAAAGACCAACAACAAGCTATCGAATTCTTTAATAGATACAACGAGGAGCAAAAACAGGTAGAAGAACTAACTACCAAGCAGCAGCAACACTTTAACGAACAAACAAACAAAGTGTTTAACCAAGATTTCAAAGGTTTTGATTTTAAGATTGGTGACAAAAAGTTTCGTTATAATGTTAAGGATGTAGCTGAGACAAAAGAAGCTCAAAGCAATGTATTTAATGCTTTCAGCAAGTATGTTGATAACAATAACTTACTAAGTGATGCTAAAGGTTATCATAAGTCTTTATTTGCTGCAAGAAACCCTGACGCTCTAGCAAATCATTTTTATGAACAAGGCAAAGCCGATGCAATAAAAGAGATGACTGCTCAAGCCAAAAATATTAATGTCGATAATAGAAAAACTAATGACGGATTTATTCAAGCTGGCGGTACTAAGGTTAGAGTTATTAGTGGTGAAAATAGTTCAAACACAAAATTAAGATTAAAAAACTACTAAAAACTAAAAATTAAAAATTATGGCAACCGCAACTTTTTCAGGACCTGCTGCCGCTGGTATTGTAAGTCCTGCTTATTCAAAAATGACCCTAGCCTCTAACTATTTAGATATTCAAAATAATGGCTGGGCTCAACAATATTTACCTGAGCTTTACGCTGAAGAGGTAGATCGTTATGGAAACAGAACTATTTCTGGTTTCTTAGCAATGTTAAGCGCAGAAATGCCTATGCAATCTGACCAAGTTATTTGGTCTGAGCAAGGTCGTTTGCACTTAGCTTACACTGCAACTGTTTCTACAGCTGATGGTGTTATCACTTCTATTTTAAACGTTGACACTGGATCTGCTGAAGCTCACGCTGTACGCAAAGGTGCTACTGTTGTAGCTGAAGTTGAAGGAGTAGTATTCAAAGCGTTAGTTACTGCTGGCGTTGAGGCTTCTACTAGCACTTTAACAATTAAACCTTATGCTGCTGAGAACGTAGATGATTTATCTGGAATCACTGCTGCTTCTTCTCAGACTATTAAATTCTTCGTTTATGGTTCTGAGTTTGGCAAAGGAACTGATACTATGACTGAGTCTATCGAGCCTAGCTTTAAGACTTTCACTAATCGCCCAATGATTATTAAAGATCATTTTGAGGTTAACGGTTCTGACACTGCTCAAATCGGATGGATTGAAGTAGCTGGTGAATCTGGACAAGGTGGTTACTTGTGGTACTTAAAAGCCGCTGGTGATACTCGCAGCCGTTTCAATGACTACTTAGAAATGTCTATGGTTGAAGCTGAGAAAGCTGATGCTGCTTCTTTAGTTGGAGTTGAAGGTACTGAAGGTTTATTCTCTGCTATTGAAAATCGTGGTATCGTAGCTACTAACTTAGTAGATTCTGCTACTGATGCTTTAGCTGATTTCGACAACCTATTAGCTGAGTTAGACAAGCAAGGTGCTATTGAAGAGAACATGCTTTTCTTGAATCGTGCTTCTAACTTGATCTTTGACGGAATGTTGGCTAACTTGTCAGCTGGAACTCAAGGTGGTACTGCTTATGGAGTATTCGAAAACTCTGAAGATATGGCTTTGAACTTAGGATTCACTGGTTTCCGTCGTGGTTCTTATGACTTCTATAAGACTGATTGGAAATACTTAAACGACGCTTCTACTCGTGGACACGTTGGTGGAATTCAAGGTGTATTAGTTCCTGCTGGTACTTCTTCAGTTTATGATCAAATGGTTGGCGCTAATGTTCGTCGTCCATTCTTGCACGTACGTTACAGAGCTGGTCAAGCTGATGATCGCAAGCTTAAGTCTTGGGTTACTGGTTCAGTTGGAGGTGCAGTATCTTCTAGCATCGACAAAATGGAAATCCATTACTTGTCTGAGAGATGTCTAGTAGTTCAAGCTGCTAACAACTTCGTATTATTGAAGTAATTCATATTTAAAGATACGGGCGCCTTCGGGCGCCTGCATCTTTATAATTTTAAATTTATTATTTTATTTTATCATGAAAGCAAAAACAAATTCAGCCACTGATGTGTGGCAAATCAAAGACAGATTATACGAACTAAAAGGGAATAAAATTCCTCCAGTTTATATTATAAGATCAAGATCTCTATATTGGTTTGATCCAGAACTACAAATGGAGAGAGAAATAAAGTATTGTAGAAATCAACAAACAGTATTCGTAGACGAAATGAAAGGTCCTCAAAGACTAGGGCACATTGTATTTAGAAACGGAAAACTACTAGTTGAAAAAGAACAAACAATGCTACAGAAGTTTTTATCATTATATCACCCGGATAGAGACTTGCTGTTTGAAGAATACAACGCAGAAAAAATAGCAGAACAAGATATTGATATTCTAGAAATGAGACTAGATGCGATGAACGCTGCAAAATCTTTAGAAGTAGATAGAGCTGAAGCAATACTACGCACAGAGTACGGCAATTCAGTATCTAAGATGACGTCTAAGGAGCTTAAAAGAGATTTATTAATATTTGCTCAAAATAATCCTATTTTGTTCTTAGAACTCGTTAATGATGAAAACATTAACATTAGAAACGTAGGTATTAAAGCTGTTGAAGCAGGTATTATTAAATTATCTGAAGATCAAAGAACATTCAAGTGGGGTAGTAACGGTAGAAAGTTAATGACAGTACCATTTGATGAAAACCCCTACTCGGCACTTGCCGCATACTTCAAGACTGACGACGGTATCGAAATATACCAAACAGTTGAGAAAAAACTAAAATAACAGATATAGTCAAGGGCGGGGTGACCCGCCTTTAGGCTATAATTAAAAAGAAATTATGGCTATCAACGTAAATAAAGTTTATAAATCCGTCCTATCTATACTTAATAAAGAACAGAGAGGTTATTTAACGCCTTATGAGTTTAACAACTTAGCTAGGCAAGCTCAATTAGAAATGCTTGATGGATTATTCTATCAGTACAATCAATTTTTAAACGTAGAAAATTTTAACAGAACAAACGAAGGTTACGCTGATTTAGCCGAAAAAATCCACGAACAGATTGATGTGCACTATAAAAATCACTCATTCGTTGTTTCAAGTGATTACAATACTACAACGGGAGTTGCTAACTTGCCGTCTGATGTTTTTAAAGTATTGGATATTACTTCTAAATCAAAGAGCATACAGTTAGAAAAGGTAAATAAAAATAGAATACCTTATTTAACATCGTCAAAGCTAACTGCTCCAAGCTCTACATTTCCTATTTATTACGAAACTGGCGCATCAGGTTCTGTTGCTTCAACTATTGTTACTAATCCAGCAAACCTGAGTGGATTAGAAATATCTTATATTGCTAAGCCTGAAGATCCAAGATTTGGTTACACCATAGACACTAACTATGGCACAGAAATATATGATGCTAATCCCTACGTTGAGGGTGGTATTATTTTAGGTTCTAGAGGAACTGGAATAGTA